GCGCCGATGTGGCATTGGTAGCGGTTGGGGAGCCGCATCGAATACCACTTCTCCGTTTCAAACCCTTCGTTGTCCTGTTCGGCGCGGCGGGCTGACGTGCCGGATGCGCCGATGGGTTGGATTCGTGCCACCGCCGGCACACCCACCTTCGACGGCCGGGTCTGAAGGTTGCCGTCGATGTCGGTGACAACTTCCTCGGGATAAATGATGACCCGTTCGTTGCCGCCATCCAGCAGGCTCATATGCGGTGCCGAACCCAGTCGAGGACCCGGTAGTAGTTGCGGATGTCCTCGCCGTCGCGGCGCCGCTTCCACTTCTGCGGGCCGGCCGACTCAGGGGTTTCAGACTCCCAATCGACCGGGTATTCCCCACCGCCCAGGACAGCCCGCGGGGTGAGGAAGAACATTCCCCGGCCGGCGCCGGGTGGGCGCACACCAAGTAGCCACCATTCGCCTTCGGTGATCACCCCGCCGCCGACACCGGAAGCGTTAGCGGCAGCCGCATCGGAGAGCTTGTAGGTGTAGTCGCCGTCCGTCTCCGAGATGTAGCCCTCGGGGTTGCGGGCCATGCGAAGCACAGAGTCAGATTCGACCTGCACAACGTCATCGACGTTGATGGCGCCGGAATCGACTTGGGAATCCAGGTCGGGGATGTTGCGGCGGATCAGCCGCTCCACGTCTTCTAGGCGAACCCCGACTGACGCTGTTTCTTCCGGTGTCAGTTCGCGGCCCCACCGGACAGCGACATCGGCTGGTGTTGCGTATGCCATGACTCCTCTTCCGGTGGAAGGCGGGGAGCGCCGTGACGCTCCCCGCCCTCACGGGTGTTACTTAGCGGGCGTTGCGGGCTTCGTCGCGACCTTCGCGTCCAGCGGTGAGATCGGCAGGGTGGCGTCGGTCAGCTTGACGAACGCCTCCGGGTCGTTGACCAGGACGCCGAACTCGGCCTCGACGCGAATCGCCAGCATGTTCTGCTGCCAGAGACTCACGATGCCAGTGCCGTCACCGTTGACGCTCATATCCAGGGTGGCCTGGTCACTCACGTCGTAGGAGATGCCGCCGATCTGGCCCCAGATGACCTGGCTCCAGTCACCCTGGAAGCCGACGATGGGGGCGTTCTTGACGTGATCGCCAATGAACGTCGGACGGCCCATGATGCGACCGGAGCGGAACGCCGAAGACGTGTCGCCGTAGGTCGCCTCAATGAACATCGGTCGGCCCGACTTGTCCACCGAACCGTTCAGGGTCGGCTCAGCAACCGAATCCAGCAGGGTGCCGGTCCATTTCTTGCCGTCCGCGAGGAGCAGCTTCAGGCCCGCGTTCAGCGACTCGTAGGCGTTCGGACCCAACTCCACGAACTTCGTGGTGTCAGCGAGATCCGCACCGAACGGCGAGTTGATGCCGTGCAGCACAGCCGCGTCGAACGCCAACGCGATGGCCTCACCGATCTTGGAGCGCATCGTGTTGAGGTAGTTGGCGGGGTTGGCCCGCACAACCTCAGCGGAAGCGGCGAAGATGGACGCGATCTTGAACGGAACCACGTCCTGCTTGCTCATGCCGCCCTTGGTGACGGGCTTCTGCTCCGTCTCACCGACCCAACGGGCAGTGACATCACCATCCCAGTGGGGGATGCGAACACCGGACGGACCCAGCGGGATCTTGCGGGCAACCTGCTGAACGGTCGAAACCTTTTCGACTTCAGCGAAGTAGTCCTGGGCCAGCACCGGGTTGAGGAACCCGGAGAACATCGAATCCGTCAGCTTCGCAACGGTATCCGGTGCCGGGGTTTTGAAGATATCTGCCATGAACTTAGTTCCTAACTTGTGTGTGGTTGAACTCAGGCACCGACCATGCGCTTAACTTTTTCCAGAATCGGATCGCCGTTAAGCGGCACATGGTTACCTGAGCCTTGCGATGGATCAATCGGTCGAGCCCTCTCGGGGGCTTTCCCGATCAGCGACTTCACCCTTTTCACGCTGTCGGAGATGGAAGTTTCGTCGGTTCCTTGAACCAGTGACGCCACATCCAATGCATCCTCCGATGCGATTCCCTCGGCCAGCACGGCCCGGAGTTTCTGCAACTCCAAGTTGGTGTTGTCGAGTTCTTCGCGAAGGCCGCTGAAGGACTGTTCCTTCTCAACGAGCCGGCCTTCGTATTCCTTGACGACTTCAGCCTTTGCGCGTTCGGCCGCATCCTTTTTCTCGGTGCGATACTTGGCGGCTTGGTTGCGAAGCTCTTGGACGTACTCCAAGGAGAACGTCTCCGGGGTCTTCGGCGCGTCCTCCTGGGACGGGGCTTCAGTCTCGGTCGTGATGGGGTTTTCGTCGGACATTTGTTCGCCTCCTGGGCGGTTCAGGGCACATCAAGTGCCCTTCTGGATTAGGCCGCGGACAGTGCGGCCCATTCTGCGGAAGTGATCTCTCCTGCGTCGATCATCTTCCGAAGCTGATTTTGGGCTTCCCGGTTCAAAGTCGTTGGATACCAGCCGGGTTTGCCCTTGTTCGGCCCACGATCTGGGCCTTTCCGGGAGTAATACTTTTTGTTCGGGTTCGCCTCAAGTTCCTTCTCGGCGGCCTTCGTGGCGTCATTCCACAGCTTCAGGGCGCGTTTCGCGGCGTCCTGCCCGAACCAGTTCTTTGTGTTGAAAACGGGCACGACGATGCAGTCGCAGCCGATGTGCCACTCATCGAACAACCCTTGTTCGGTGATCTTCTCGCCGTAGGTGGCGAGGTCGTAGGTGTTGTACATGCGGACATACGCCGTCTCAGACACGTCTTGGCTCAGGCCGGCCGTATCGGCGCCCATGTAGATAGGGCCGCGGGACACCAGCATCAGACACCAGGCGCACGTCTCATCCCCGGTCGCGACCCGCGCCCAGCCCTGCACATCGTTAGATGTTTGGTATCGGGGCTTCCTAGGCCCAGTCGGGACTTGCGCCCCACCCCACGAAGTCCGAGTGCCGCCGCCAAGAATTCCGAGTAGTTCCTCGCGCACATCGTCAGGGAACCGCAACTTCTCTTTTTCCTGCGGAGTGGCAGTGATGTACTCCGTCAACTGGGTGTCGTTCTCCACCGCGTGGATGATCTGGCGGCGGCCCGCGTTCTCCACCTCGCGCACCGCCTGCAAAGTCATTGACGCGACAGCGCCCTGTGTGGAGTTCTCCACCGACATGCGTTGCCGCGCCGGCTCCATCGCTTGGACGAACCAGTCGAACTGGTACGGCTCAAGGTCTTGGGCGTTCGTCGGCAGGCCCGGAACGAACAGTTCGCGCTGCGAGTCGTAGAACGTGCGGGCCAGCCTTGCCGACTGCTCGCGCTGGCGGGCGATCTCCGGGTACATCAGCCGCAGCAGTTCAATCCACCGTCCCAACGGCAACGCAGGGGCGGCGAAGTTACCGGCGAGGGACAGAACGTAGGCGGCGACGGCAGCCGAGATCACTGCTTGAGCAGCCGCATACTGCTCTGTTTGGGTTTCCGACTGCTGCGGAGCAGTCACGCCCCAACCGGAGGTTCAGGAACCGCTTGCGGCCGGCCGTAGAGTTGCGCCAACGTCGCCATCGGGTTGCTGTCATCCCAGGCACGCATCTCTTCGCGCTCCGCGATGGTGTATCCCATGTCGATGCGAGCCCGCTCCAACGGGATGATGCCGGCGCCGCTGGCGTACAGCTTCGTCGCCGCATCGGCCTTGCTCGCGTACGTCGGAGTCGAGGGATCGCGCCACACCGTTTCCAGGCGCAGCATCTCCGCATCCACAGTGCCCTTCATCGCCAGGACGGCGATCCGCATGGCCTGCTCCCACGCCCCACCGAAGACGAGGTTCTTGCGCTCAACCTTCTTCACCAGACGTGACTCGGAGGACTTGATTGCCTCTGCGCTGGCCGGGTTCTGGCTGGAGTAGGACAGGTATTGCGGCGGCAGGCCGGTGTAGGCGGCGGCTTTGCGGTCGAGGGCGTCGAGGGCGTCCACGAAGTTGCGGAGTTCGGCCGCCGAGAACTGCTGCGCTTTCCCATCCGGGTCTTCAAACGCCATGATTTTTGCCATGTAGGCGTCGTACAACTTCTCCCCGGTTGTCGGGTCAATACCCAAGTCCTGCGGGCTCACACCGAAAATCAACCGCTGCGGGATCGCCATGATTTCGGCGGTCGCCTGCATGTCCATCATAATTCGGGCGGCGGCGTCAGTGACCGACCGAAGCTCCGGGGTGATCTCGCTGGTGCCGTACAAGTCACTGAGCCGAGTCCTGTTGGCGAGCGGGATGACCGGGACGATGCCCATCCCGTGCTGCACCCGCGACACCATCTGCCACGAATCCTGGCCCACCTGGGCTTGACGGACACGAGCCCACTGCACCGTCTCATCGGGCAAATACAGGGTGCAGGCCGTCATCTCGCCGCTGTGCATCGCCGCATAGGACGAGCCCAGGTAGGTGACATCGTCGTCGGTGTAGATGGCCCGGATGGCTTTGGTGACCTGGCGGGTCCGCGGATCAATGACCGCGTGCAGGGCTGTCGGCGGTTCGACCCGAATGATTGGGACGGACTGATCGACATACCTGTCGTCGTCATTCGGCGCCGCCACAGTGATGTAGGCGCGGCCGTAAATCAAAGCCTCTGAATGGCCCAGAGTGGCTTCGATGTCCAAGTTGTTGGCCTGCCACCAATCCCACAACTCCATGTCGGCGTCGGTGGAGCCACCCAGCCGGAAACCCTCAATTTCTTGGCGTTCAGCGAGGGAATCGACGTACAGCCTGGGGTAGCCCACGTTTGCGAGCAGTCCTCGCATTTCGGGGGGTACGGCAACGCCAATCGCTTCGGGCCGGCGCTCAGAGTCGTAATAGGCTTTGTCGTCGCGCAAGCCAAGCTGCTGGTTCTCAAACAGGCGCAACATTTCGTCGCGGGTGTCGGTCAGCGCAGTCACTTGATCACCGCCACCCTTCTGCTCCGGTTTCGCTTGCTCATCAAGAACTCTTGCCTTCCGCCATAGGCCAACACCGCGCAAACGGCGGCATCAATCTTTTTGCTGCTGTCCTTCGATGCCTTCCTAATGGAGATCGCATCGAAATTGGTCGGGTGACGTTTGGCGTTGAGTATGTGCTGACGTAGCACCACGTTTCCGTCATGTGACAATTCGCGTTCCAGCACCGAGTCGAGGAACCGTTCGCAATCCAAAGCGAACGCTTTCTTGTTGCCGCGCATGTCGTAGGCCACGATGTTGCCGTTGGTGGCTTTGACTTTCAGGACCCGCCGGAAGTCGCGGGACCACTGATCGACGTAGGACTCAAATTCCTTCACGTCGGCGCGGAATGCGACCACGTCGTAGCGTTCAAAGCACGACCTGACTGTGGCGTCCACGTCCGCGCGAGGGATCTCCCCGCCGGTCTTCTCCGGGTTCCAGGCTTT